TTTTTTGGGAACGATTGAAGAGCAGAAATTGTACTAAGGTTTGTGATGTTTGAAGCAAAGGAAGCGAACCGCTCATATCGCTTGATTTGTTTTTGGTAACTAGACCTATTTTCTGACCCATCCATTCGATGCCCTGGACGGGAATGGCTCAGGTCTCCAATGTAGTCTAGATCTATTCCGAGCAAATAGATGTTTTTTGCACCGGTCTGGATCGCCATGTTTATGGCGGCAGCGCCAGTGTGCTCGCGGTAATACAGGCTACCTTCCGCCATTGTTGGCTCGCGCGCGGAAATGAATAAACGAACGTTGTCCCTTTCGCGCAATCCGCAGTGCTGACCTGCAACAATTGGAAAAGGCAGATCGTAAAAATTAATTCCGCGACGCGACTTGCATTGCCCTACGAATTTTGCGTCCACAAACATCCAAATGGATGGATTCAAGCCGATTTCTTGAAGGCGAAAATACGCATCGTTGCATGCGATAACGTTCTTTCCGATAAGTAGAGAATAATCGAAGTCGCGCAGGCTGGGACCATCTCCCAGCACATACGCGGCCTCTTCTTTTTTCCAGCAACCTTTCATTTACTGAAAGTAAGCGTTAAAGCCACAAAGGAACAGAAGCGTCTCGGATGCGGTTGCGGTTCCGACAATTACCTTTGCGACGATCGCCACGTATTCACCAGGACGAACGATAATCGGAGCGGCAAACTGAACGTACTGCTTCCCTGCCGCCTGACCAACTGGAGCAGCTACAGGAAGATAGAGAAACCCAATCGGAACCTTCCTCGGCGCGTGCGTCGTTCCAGTTGCGAATGACCCGGTTTCTGCGGTAGCGAGCGAAAGCGCTGTGTGCCCATATGCAAGAGCCATCGCGAAACCAAATGCAGTGGTGGCAACCGCCGTCACTTGATTCATCACATCCACCCATACACCACGAATCACTAGATTTCGTCCCGTGATATTGATCGTGCTTGCAGGATTCAAAAAGGATGATATGATAATATCCGTCGCGCTTGTCGCCATCGCGTTTGCTTTGAACAAACCGCCAAGGCCAGTGCCGAGTGCCGCCGTTGTGTTTGTAGCGGCAGCGCCAGTAGGTTCTGCAGCATTCGCCCATTGAGTGGACTGGCCCTGAGTCTGACCGTTCTGGCCATGACCTCCACCAAGTCCCGCGAGTGCCTGAACCTCTGGTACGCTAAAACCAAACGCAAGATCCGCGATCGAAACCTGCATAGATCCGATTTTCAGAGTCATCGCACCGGTGACGGCTCCTGTGTTTACGCACTCAACTGAAAGCGGAAGCGCTCCCTGCATGAAAGGCTGAGAGTTACCTGCAGGAACATCTACCTCGCCCATGAGAACATCGTCGATCCAAACCTCTACCTCATTCACGCCGACAACAAGACACAAATGATAGTTTGTGTTCGCGGACGGAGTAAATCCAGCAAGAGTGGTGGACGTTTCCGTTCCATTGAAGTTCATAACGATCTGCAGACCAACGCTAGAGAGAACCGCATAGCATCCATCAATCGGCAAGTTTGTAGTGTTCGGAACAAACAAGCCAATGCGGAATCTTTCGTTCGCAGGAATCGGAGCTGAAGAAAGAATGAAGTCTACGTCGATATACAGCGGAGCAGTTTTCACAAGTGGGAAATACTGAAACGTTTGCATTGATACGTACGTTCCCGTATTACCTGCAGCCGCAGAGTTTATCTGCAAGAAACCGCCAGACATAGCGGCGGTCAAAGTTGATGAAACGTATTTCCAGATTTGAGTATTCTGCGCGGTAGCATTGAAATTGTCCTGAAAGAGAATCGAATCAATTCCGGTGCGCAGACGAAAATCAGATGAAGTCTCTGGACTTTTCAGGTACGGCGTCCCGGTGACTGACCCGTCATCATTTTCTGAAACGATCAAAACAGATCCAACCTCTGCTGGCGCGTCTCCGTGCTTCGCAAGATCAGTTTTTAAACGGAACGCGCTAGTGACGTCGGCAAGGTAGCCGCCAGTGCGTGAAAGTAATTGTGTAGCCCAGCTCATATCCAGCTCCATTTGATTGAAAATTTACCAGTCACATAGCCCTGGCAGAAAACAGAAATAGTAAAACCGGTATCCGCGATCGGTTCTGAACAAATCACAACGCATCGAGCAGCGGCCTGCTCATGATCCGCAGCGGAATTATCCGTAGTCGCGCGCGAAACAAACCATGCTCGAGGACGCGAAGTGGTGAGGATTCCAGTCTGACCAGTGATTACAACGCTACCTGAATCAGTAGGAGTCGCTCCAAAATCTAGCTCAGCCGTGCCTTCATGAACAACAGCATCAGCGCCGTCTGCTCCTGCGGGCCCGGTAGCACCAGTAGGCCCAGTGGCTCCGGTTGCCCCCGTAGCACCGACAAGAGAAATATAGCTTCCCCATGCACCGGCAGATTTTGGTCCGTACAATCTGCTATTCAAAAGATCGATGTAAAAATCACCGTTTGCGCCGGTGCCATTTGACGGAGCACCAGAACCGCTCAGAATTGTTTTTCCATCAGCCCCAGCTGGCCCAGTAGCGCCAGTGGCTCCGGTCGCGCCGGTAGGTCCGGTGGCCCCGGTTGAACCTTGCGGTCCTGTGGCACCCTGAATGCCTTGGGGGCCCTGCGCGCCGGTTGCTCCAGTAGCACCGGTCGCGCCCTGCGGGCCAACGTCACCTTGCGGACCGATTAAGGAAAGTTCAAGATTCCAACCGATCTGGTCCTTCGCGTACAGATCTCCAACATCGGTATCGATGTAAGAATCCCCAGCATTCCCCAGTGAATTATTCGGAGCGCCGGAGCCATACAAAATAGATCCGCCAGGCAATCCTTGTGGGCCCGCAATTGTTTCTGAAAGAACGGTGACCGTCTCAATTTCTTTTTCGATGACTATGATTTCTTCGGGATGCATTAGATCACCCCCGGAATTACTGTGAGCTTGCCGGACAAAAGAATCTTCGCCTTTCCTCCCGGATCGATTCCAAGCAACTCGTAATACCCGTCGATCTTTGAAGTGGCGATCCAGGCATCTCGAATTGCATCCGTGCGTGCTGCGCTAATCGTTACATCAAGCCTTCCTTCTGCTCCGGTCACTAAGATCCCATCTGTCTCATCAATTGAAAGAGCCGGGGTTTCATTCTGCGAAAACGTACGCTTCGCTTTCATCTGGAAAAGCCATCCGGTAATATCAATCGCTACTCCAGCTGAGTCCTTATACAAAAGCGTGAATTCGAATGTCGCGCCGGCAGAGATTGTGAAGTTCTTTGTTGCAGCCATTATGAAATCTCCGCGTAAGCCTCACATTCAAACAACATCGCAGCAAAGACTGCCGTCTTCTCCGCACGCTCCTGCCGGCGCACCTTTGTGCCGATCAGAGTGAGGGATTTTCCGATTGCATCCCCTGTGTCCGTGTCGATCAATTCGCAAAGGGGATTCAAAAGAGCGTCCTCGATTTCGCCACAGATCAGATCGCTTTGCTCCTCTGGATCTGCAACACCGCCAGTATAAACAGTGATAAGAATCTGACTGGTCATTTTGTAAGTGTGCAAATCATCCAGGCGATCTGCCGGTTCATCCATTGATGATACAACGACAAAAGGCATCTCAGAGAAATCAACCGGGCGGTCCCGAAATTTTGAAATGTGCGCAGAGTCAACACTGGTCGAATTTGCAATTTCGTTTATGATTGCTGTTTTCAGTTTTGCGCGAATGTTCATACGATTTCTCTCTTGAGCTTCACAAAGTAGCACCCCATCCCATCAGGCTGTGGCTCAGAAAGCAAATAAGAAATTCCACGGATGATGATCCTGCACCCGGACGGGATAAGAGAGAGAAGAGAAGTGCCGATCAAAACGTCCACTGGCGGCAGATAGATCATGATGCCAGGACTTGAGCTCATCGCCGGGATGCCGGTTTCTGGATTCAGTGTTTGGTAAGTTTCAGAAAATACTACAGGGATTTCTTGTGAGATGGTTGGGTCAACGAGTGGATGCTCGATGGTTGCGGACTCGGTAAACTCAGCATCGAGTGAGTGAATGGCCGCATTGTCTGCGGCCATTCCGTCCAAGAAAAAATCGCTCATTCAGATCAGGCATCAACCTGTGCTACAATATACGAATCCACTTGATGTGGCGCTGGAAGTGGGCGAGAAATGACCTGAACGAATTGCGCGCTCGGGTTATTTTCTCTCCATGATTTAGGGAAGCGTGCGACTGGAGCCAGGGAATCCAGGTCGTCTACCGCGCCGTAAAGCATCTCTGAGCGTGCGTCTGGATTCCCAAGGAGAATCTTTTTCGCAGGCACCAGATCAACTACGGTCGGGTTATCCGGGTCCGTGTAATCGTCGCGAATCGTGCCCATGTATTCAAACACATCCAGACCTTCAAAGCGCCCAACATACACAGCACCATCAGTGAGGTATGTGGGGAATCGCATTTGAATATCGATCTGGCTGGATCTGGTATCCTTCGCCATGTCGCGGATCACAGAATGCGAAAGGAACATATCGGTAATGTCCCCGGCGAATACTGCAACCGTTGGAACAAAACCGGAATCTTTCGCGACCTTTCTCTTCAGCTTGCGCAGAGTTTCAAGCGGATCTGAGCCGGATGCATCCCACAGTCCACCGTAACCGGAGGTTACTCCTGCGGAGCTTACATTGTGATCCGCAGCGCGGCCGAAAGAAATGTCTGCAGCAAGATCATTGCCGCGTACGTCTTTCGTTTTTACCGCATCATTGAAAAGTGCCTGAGAACACATCAGCTCCTCGGTTCTTCCAATTGCGTCTACCATAGCGAGCAGATCGCGTGCGAGTGTCGCCTGCGCTCTTGCCATAGGGGAAACGGAATTGTAAAGAGGCTCGCCAGGACCACGGCGAAACGCTTCGCGCGCAGTGGTAATCATGGTGGGCTTCAGAGGGAACGGCTTGTAGGTGTAAGTCGAATAGTCCTGACGTTCCATCAGGGTTCCTTCTTGGTACAGCCTCACGTGCGCCGCTCTGCGCTGTGCTTCTTTGTAGATGTCGATGTCTACGGCTTCGGTATCAAAAGTCTTTTCTTGCTTGAAGAAAAGGTTTCTGAGGAAAGCGGTCGGCGCTCTCATTTGCATGAGAGCAGGAAGCATCGACCTCGTTTCGAATAGATTGTCTAATACGCCGCTCATTGTGTTTTTCTCCTTAGTTTTGGATGGATGGGCTCACGATAATTCCGTAATCGCGAAGCGCCTCACGTACAGTGTCATCCAGCTCGCCGGTTGTGGTGAACACCAGAGCGGATTCGTTAAAGCGACCGGTCGTATAGACCGTGCCTTTTGCATCACCACTGGTGGCGTCTACGTCCTCAAAGACGATGAATCGCGCAGCATTGTGGCCGTCTGATTCAGATGAGTCGTAAGCAACCACTTTTCCAGTGGAAGTTTCGATCGCCGCTACCTGACCACGAACCAAGTTCTCGCCGGACTTGACCGTGATATTCCTGGTAGTGGGGTCCGGATCTTGGCCGGCGATCAGATTGTCATAGTTCGATGTGTCCAATAGAGACATATCAGTTTCCTCCTGCAGATTTGCCGCTTACGGCTCGCGCCGCTTGAATCAGGCCCTCGGTTACATCGTCGATTTCAGAAGCGGTTTCTGATCCGACCGATCTCATGTCTGCCGGCAATTCTGCCGCATCAGCAATGATATTGCTTTGGAGCGCAGCACGGCGTTTTTTTTCTTCAGCGTTCACAGCCAGAAGAACGGACGCCGCATCGACTCCGGTTTTGAATTTCGCTTCCGCGATCAGCGCATCGTATCCCTTGATTTCCAGATCCTCAATCGCCTGGATTCTCTCACGCTCAGCTTTCACACCGGCATCAAAGGATGATTTTGGATCCTGCGCTACAACTGGAGCCGCCGGTGCAGGTTCCACTACCGCTACTGCCGGCGCGACAGGCTGAACATCTGCCGCAACATTTTCAACTGCCACCGGACCCGATGGTGCAGGACCGGAAGCCATGAGGCCAAGAGCCTCGCGCAAACCCATCACACCATCGGCCATCTTTCGTTTGATTGCATCAATTCCCACGAGAACACCTCCGCGTCCAAAGTCAGACAGCACAGTCTCCCGTGAGACGTTCCTGCCTTCGCTGACCTTCCCCACAAAAATTTCTGCTAGAGCGTCAATCGTTTTTCTTACTTCCGCCATTCCTTCATCGGACGCAAGGTCCGGGCGTTTCATTGGGGACTGCGAAGAAACAACCTGATAGATCTTGATTCCTTTGCTTTCAAAGAATCCCTTAGCATCCATGTAGGTGGCTACAACGCCGATCGACCCGACCTCAGACGTCTCGCTCATTACAAGAAAATCAGATTGTGACGCAATCCAGTATGCCGCAGAACATGCCATGCCCTCCACGCATGCAACTACCGTTTTCTGTGATGCCGCAATGCGCGCCGCAAATTCCCCGGTGCCAGAAACCTCTCCGCCAGGTGAATCCATCATCATCACAATCGCACGCACGGCAGGATCGGATTCAAGCTGAGTAAGCGCAGAGTTGAGCATTTCGTAAGAAGTGCCTCCATACCACATAGCGTCGTCCTCTGATTTCCATAGTGCACCAGAGATATTGAGAAGGCCGATCGATCCGACTACCGCATGCACAGTTTTCTGCGGAACAGGCATCATATCAGCACGCCTTTCTTTCTTCTCCGACATTATCACCTGCAGGGTTTCCAGCGCTTCTGGTTTGATTGCGAAATATCTGTAGCTCATTGACCTTCTCCTTGTGGTTGCTGATCAGAATTCTGCGGATCTTGATTTTTCTGGAAACCAGATCCGGATGATTGCGAAGGCATGCCGATCGTCACACCTTTGTCCTTCATCATTTGTTGTTCGGTTGCAAGGATTGTGAGGATGTGCTCAAAATCCATTCCGGTCAATCCGGCAGCTTCAAGCGTACGAGTAGAGAGCCCTGCCTCGATTCTGGAAATTGCAGCGCTCACCTCTTTTTGTGGATCGAGCAAGCCAGCCGCGTCTCCAGTCCACACCGCATTACACCATGCTTCGCGCACGTAAGGATCGGTCAGGAATCCTGGCAGATCAAGCATCCCGAACGCAACCTGCTCAAACAACCAGTTCTCGTAGATCTGCTGATTCCATTTTCGGTTGAACCAGACACGGTCGATTTTTGCGACACGCTCCCAGTCAATGCGCGCGCCACGCGAAGCGGAGTAGGATGATGAGTAGTGCCGCATGAGAATTTCGTAGGGGATCTCCAATCCCATGCCGGCAAATTCCATCATACTTTGCATGAACGCGCCAAACGAATTGTTTGGACGGCCCGGAGCTGACAGGTTCATCTTCTCGCCATTACGCAAATGCTGAATTGTCCCTGGCACAATATCGTATCTTGGAGGAGTTGCATCCGGAATCCCGGCCTCACGCTGAAAGAAGTTTGTGATCGTAGAGCTCAAAGCGTCATCGTTTGACGACTCGACAAAGCCAACGAAGAACGAGGAAATCACAGCGGCCATAGTCTCCGCATCCATATATCTCCCGATCTGCTTCAGATGGCTCATCATAATTGTGAGCATTGGAGTCCCACGCTTCGCACCTGGACGATCCTGCCGCATCAAGTGAATGGCATTCCTTCGTCCGCTTTTACCGCCGAACGCAGGAAAATACTGCCATGTGTCTTGCCATAGTGCCTTGCGAAATCTGAAATGATAGCCCAGAGGTTCTTCATTCGGACCAATTACAACGCCACCGCGCAACGCCGCATTGTCCGATTGATAGTTTGGATTTGAACAACGATCTCCCTCAATGACTTTGATGCGGAAAGAAAATGGCGAATTGGGGCGCTCGATTCTTGGAAAAACTGTAAACGAATCACCGCAAATCAAAAAGGTGCGATACGCTTGATCCTGCAACTCATAGTAATCGCATTGGTTTGATGCGTCCGCTTCCTTGACCCACATCTCCCACAGCCGCTCGATTTCGTTTTCCTTCTCGCGTACTACAGTGTCTGCCAGGCCAACCAGCTTTGGATCTACAGCCGACTGCAACTTCAAGCCGGACCCGATGACGCTGGATGTTTTCGTGCGGATCGCTCCTCCGCCTACAACATTGTTTGTGTACAGATCCCTGCTGCGCTCGCGAAGCCTCTGCATCCCAAGCAGAGTATCATCCGGATCTCCGCTAAAAGCATACCATCCCTGATTTGCCTGGCTTGTGATTGATGCGCCATCATACGGAGTGCCGCCACCGTGACCGACTTGCGTGTCTACGATTGCCATCACCTTCTGCTGAAGCTCATATTTCTGGATCTTTTGCTGAGTTTCAATCAGCTCCAGTTTTTCTTTTGCGATTTGAAGTTTCGTGCGTCGAGCCATCTGAAATCTCCTTAACGAATGTCGCGCGGGATCGCGACCTTTTGCCTATTGCTTGTGACTCCGCTAAGATCATTCACCATGTTCTGCCAGTAGATCATCTCCGATTTCAGCGTAAGAATCTCCTGACGATTCACCGTCATGGACGATCCTCCGTTCATTCGCGTGTAGCCTTTGCCGGACAAAGCGTTCTGGTATGCTTGAGTGGCGCGCTCGAGATTTTCTTGTGCCTGCGCTAACGTGAAAGATGCCATGCACCCCCCACTCACGGGCTGGACGCTTGGTCAATCCTTAATCAGGATCATGCCAATCGGCACGCAGGCCGCGTGCTGGTCGGTGCGATGGCTTCAACTGCATCCCACTTGGAGCGCCCGACATTCTGGGCGGAGCCGGCGCATCTCGCTTTTGTTGTTTTTGGATCCTGCGATCGCCCTTGATTGTGGAATTAAATTCTTCCCGGATGCGATCCCACTGAACATCAGTGAATCGATCAACGCTCAATCCGGCAGCGGCAGCACGCGCATAGACTCGGCAGTCCAGGGCCTCCGCTCTTTTCCCAGGAGGAAGCACCCAGCTAAAGTCGACGCCTCCCCCCTTCTTGTTTCTTTGCACCAAAGATTCTGCGGTGAGTTGCTTAAACCAAACGTCGTCGTACGACGGGAAGTGAACAAAGCCTGCCGGATAAGTTCCGTCCTCGCTCTTGGGAAGCCTGAGCAAAGTGTAAAGTTCCATCTTCGCGATGGATACACCAACGCCCCACAGTCTAACTCCATTCGGAATCCGCTTTCCGCGAATATCTACGTCTACGAATTTCGGAGTCATTAGAATTTGATTCGCGGAATCCATCCCTTTGACTGCC